GTTCCAAGTTTTCTAAGAACTGCAAATTGATCATCTGATACTGTTACAGCATTATAAGCAAGAGTTAAATTTTCTATAGTTGCTGTACCTTCTCTTACTTCTAATATTCCAGTTGATTGCAATACATTACCAGAGATATAGATTAAATCACCATTATCTCCTATATCATTAAGAGTAAGTACTCTATATTCTCCATTCAAATCAGGAGTAAGGAATACTTTCTTTCCTATGTTTGCACCACTTGATATTTCAATATCTTCAGTAGTTATAGCTCTATTTGAATCTACCAATACTTCTATAGTCTTATTTTCATTGATAAGTCTATTAGCTTGATCAGTAGTAAGAGCACCAATTATATTTTGTCCGTCATATGTAGCTGTACCATCACTATTAAATACAAGGTTCTTAATAGTAAGACCATTATTGAATTGCATTGGTAAAGTTACACTTGTACTTATTTGATTGACAAATGCTGTATTATTAGGAAGTAAAAGACTATTTCCTAAGAATCTAATAGTATCTCCTGTAAAATCTATATCTCCGCTAAAGTCCCAATCTCCAGTAGTAACATAGTTTCCTGCTAAATCAAAATTTTCATTAGCATTGGAATCTACTGTTCCTAATTTGGTTTTTTCAGCATCAGTAAAAGCATTTGTATCTGCTATACTTTCATACGCAGCTTTTATTTCAGCAGGAGACATATCAGCAGTAGCACCAGATTCTATACCTGCTAATTTATTTTTTTCAGAAGTAGTAAAGATTTCATTTGATAAACTTAATGTAAGCTGCCCTGTTACATCATCATATACTTTTTGAAGTCCATTACCATTTATAATAAAACCTGCTACTAAATCTTCTATTTCTTCTTCTGTGAGACCTCCGCCTCCACCACCAGAAGCAGATACAAAGAAATCCATTGTATTATTAGCATCATCATAAGTAACACTAATATTAGTTTGATTTCCTCCAGTAAGCATACTAGCTACATAATCCTGTACTTCTTCTTGAGTAAGTTTAGTTTTCCAGTCAGTATTACCTAATTCAGAATCTATACTTGCTACTATTTCAGAATTAGTAGGATTAGCTTCTGCATTATTTTCTATATTAGATAATTTACTTTTTTCAGCAGAAGTAAAAATTTCTCCAGTTAAAGATAAAGTAAGTGTATTTGCAGCATCATTATAATTTTTAGTAATACCATTACCTTCAATTATAAGACCATTTACTATATCTTCTATTTGTTCCTCTGTAAGACCAGAACCTCCACCAGAAGATTCTATATAATCTAATGAATTCCAATCAGTAGAACCATCACCTATTTTTAATTTTCCAGTATCTTCTTCATAACCAAATTCACCAGAAAAAAGAATAGGATTTTGTGTTGTCCAATCAGAAGCTGTATCTCTAGCTACTTGTATTCTTTTTATTACTATTTCAGCCATTTTATTTTTTATTTATTTTCTGCGGTTCCACCATCTAATATAATTTCTATTGTATCTGGGTTAGAATTTTCATAAGAACTTACATCTTCTACTTTTCCACCACATGTAGTACATTCATTAGTACAATATTTATCCAACATTTTAATTATTAATTGCATTTGATTTACATATCTTAATTCAAATGCATCTAATAATGCTTCAATCAAAGAATTTATATTTGTTAATATTACTTGTTTAGAATCTAAACAATCAGTACAATTAGTAATAGGTATAGCTCTTGCTAATCTACATTCTTTATACTTTGATATTTCATATGTAAATTCTATAGAGGTCACTTGATCATCTTCAGCTTCTATATAATATATACCATCAAAAAAGCTAATCCCTAAATCATTAGGTGTTATTTCTATATTTTCTGTTGCGGATGATGTCAATTTATCAGACAAATCAATCAACTTTGTAAAATCTTTATAAGTATGATTATCCCATAACCTTAAAGATACTACATTAGCTGCATCAGTAATTGTTAAATCAATCTTAGATTTATCAGATGATATTTCAAATTTTGTTATTTGCATTTTATAAAATTAAAAAAGGGGAAGGGAAAGCCAATTAGGATTCCTACTTCCCCCTGTTATATAATAAGAAAAGATGAACTACTTTTTTATTTATTAAGTTGTAGCCAAATCAGCAGGAACATTAGCTGCTCCTAAGATAGTTTGCAAATCATCCAATACACCATTGGTATTAGCATTAGATGCTACGTTAGTATACTCTACAAGAATTGTAAGTACTTTTTCTTGCTGTTCTACAGAAGGGCTATTCCTATCATCATAATAATGAATATGAATAACATTATAATTAGTACCTTGACTTGTATATTGAGTATATGGAAAATCTACAGGATAACCTGTTTGTCTGTATACTTCATACTTATATCCTTTAGTAAACCATTCTAGGTTAACTGCATATTTACCAGTTCCTACACCGGGATAGGCTTCAGCAGTAACAACAGTACTAATAAGATTAGTATTTTCATGTACAGCAGCAGTTTCCAAAAATGATTTACCATTAACATCAAATTGAATTTGCTTTCCAATAATTTTACCTGGAACTACAGTTTGTGGTAAACCTGCTACAATAATTTCATCTGTACTGTTAGCAGTAGCAGAAATTTCTTTTCCTCCTCTTAGAGAAAGATTAGATTGTAAAGAAGCAAGTAAACCGTCTCTAATAACTTCTACAGTAGGAGCTACAGATCCAGTTACATAGTAACCAGTAATAGTTACAAAGTTCTCAGGAGATAAACTACCTCCATCATTTAACATTCTTACTTCAACTGCATAAGTTGTATTGGCAGCAGCAGTATCAACTGTTACTGTTACAGACTTTTCAACAGCAGCATCATAAGTAGCTAATGTTACTTTTTTTACTTTATCTGCTTTAATTACATCGGAAAATTCATATCCGTCTGCTGTCTTTTGCAGAACTTTAAAATCTTCACCAGCAGCGGGTGCGGACCCATCAGCAGATAAAACTTTAATTTCTTTGTCAGAAGCAGAAGCAATGAAAGTAGCAGTAGTTGTTTCAGCAGCAACCGCATTACCTACAATAAGTTCTTCTACTTGCTTAGGTGAAAAAACACTCATAGTATTAAAATTTTATTAATTAATTTATTATTTATTCGTTTCTTGTATTAACTTGCATTCTTGCTTGTAATTCTTGCGGTTTATAATCTAAAGTAGCTAACTCTACTGCCCTATCTAGTATTTCGTCATGAATACTTGTTGATAATTTACATGTTTGAGCTTGAGCTACACCATCTATGGTTAAAGACTCACCAGGAAATAATGACACAAGATCTCCTAATACAATTGGAGATGGATATGTTACATATCTTAATGCATATTCTTTTATTGTATATGGACTAATTAACTCTACGTTTTTATTACCAGAGTTTTGAGAATAATAATCTAATCTCCATATAACTTTTTCATTAGGTTTTTTAAATGGGTTATCTTTTTGAACATTATATTCATCATGTGTTTTAGGTTTAACACCTATATATTTATTATTAACACATGAATCTGAAGAAGACACTTTCGCTTTCTCTTGTATAATTAAAAAAGTATTATTTGGTATTTTAAAAAATTGAGAATTTTCGTCAATACCATCGTCAGAGGATATTTCTATTGTTGACTTATAAGTTCTTATTAACTCATTTAAATCATTCCTTCTTTTATTACTTTGTTCAAAACCATCCCCATATTTATTACCTTTGGGTTCAAAGTAATTTTTTACAATTTGTAACTGAGCTTTAGTTAGATATACTGACTTTTCATATAAATCCAATGGTGGAGCATCATTTGTTGCTATTCCATTATATAGTATATCAAATCTATTTGAAAATTCAGTAGTTGTCATATTACTTTTCTAACTTTGCTTCAATTAACAATCTTACTTCTTGATGTTTTGGATTTTCTAAATATTTAATTGCATTTGCATAAACAGGTGATTCACCTTCTTCTGATAAATCCAATCCATCAACTGTTACATATTTACCACCTTTGTTAAGAATAATACCTTTATCAACTGCACTTGAAATTAAAGCTTTTGTTTCAAAACTTTTATCATTTACAATATCTAAAAATCCTTCTGGTTTATTATCAACATACTCTTCTACTTGCCCTTGGATCCAATCTAATTTGGAATCTTTAGAAATAGGTTTGTTTGTTAATAATTTTAATACACTAAGTAATTTTTCTCTATCGTCTTCAATTTTACCATAAGCTTTAAAAGCTTCTTTCTTAACATCAAGTTTAGCTTTTTTCTCATTATAAAGCTCTCCTTCTCTAGTAATGGCAAATTGATATGAAGGTTTATTATTTCTTTCAGACCAAGATTTAGCAATATCATCAGACCATGCCTCTAATACTCTAATTGAAATATAATCCATAGGATTTTGTAAATCAAATTTATTATTAGCATCTTCTTTAAATAATCTTACACTATAAGTTTTCCAAAAATCATCATAAACAGATAAATTAAGACCTGTTTTTTCTTCTAGATATTCTTTTTCTTCTGATGTAAGAATATTTGCAATACTACCATTTCTCTGTAATGGGGCACAAAATTTCTTTACAGCTTTACTTAACATTCCACCAGCAATAACATGATTATCTGGTACATTAGCTGCCATACCTTTTTTTCTAGGTATAAATTTTACAGTAACTATTCCTTCTGGTAAACTACCAGTTTTTTCAAATTCTTCCTTTAAACTCATTTCTCCCTAAATTTTATGAAGTAGGGTGGCTATTAACCACCCTACAATATTGTTAATTTTTTATTGTTTTATTAAGCTGCCAATAAAGCAGGTTTCAAAGTTGCTGTTCTAGATGAATCTTTTACAAGAGCACCACTCCATGTCATAGATGTCATAGTAGCGGAATCTTCCATGTGTTGCATAACGCCACCTCTTCGTCCTGTAAAAGGGTCACGGATACCAGCAAGGTAACCACGAAGTTCATCATGACCACGAACTTTTACTTTTTGGATATTAGGCTCTTCCATAGAACCGATATAAAGAATATCGTAACGATAAGATTCAGCTACACCACCATCTGGGTGAAGAATTTTATTCCTTACTTTATCATCATACATTGGATCTACTTCTAACATTACATGAATGTTATTAGGAGCTCTCCATTCAGTGAATTGGAATCCAGCACTATAAGAATTTGAATGGAACTGAGAGCTAGTCTTTTGAATAGCATTAGTACCTGTATTATCAAATCCTA